TGGAATATCAGGCCAAAACTTGAGAAAGGTTCTCTCTTTACCTTCCTTGCGGAGGCTAGGGAGATACCATCCATGTTGCAGCAGACTTCTCGAGGTTTCTCCAATGCTTGGAGTAACATCGGTACTGACTTCGACAACCTTTTCGGCTCCTATAAAAGGATACCAGAAGGTGGATGGTTTCTTCGGCCGAAAAATCTCGCCGATCACTATCTCAACACCCAGTTCGGGTGGGCGCCCTTTATCGGTGACATCAATCGATTGATTGATGCAGCGATTTTCTCCAAACAATACATTCGCGACCTTCAGGCCGCAAATGGTCAATGGATGAAGAGGGCTCGGACTCTAGATGAGTCGGAAACCGTCACGCATCTGAATGACTCTCTCTTCGTAGGCTGTCAGCCTGCTGGAGAGAATATCAATCAATTATGTGTGCCGGCTGTTAAGGATGGTACGACTTATTTCGGTACTTCGTCCTTAGAGCGAGTTGATAAGACTCGTGTCTGGGCCGAGGGATCGTTTAAGTTTTATCGTCCTGAACTAGATACGAAGGATCTAGACAAAAGTCTAGCTACGTTGATGTCGGTTAAACGACAACTTCTCCTTTTCGGACTTCGTATTAACCCAACTCACCTCTGGCAAATTATGCCTTGGTCATGGCTCATCGACTGGTTTACCAATCTTGGCGATATAATCGCCCGAGTTGATGAACAGTTTAATGATGGCATGGTGGCCAAGTATCTGTACGTTATGCGGTCCCAGAATACGACGATTCGTTCGAATCATTCGTATAATTTCTGGAGCGGCACTCAAACTTTCTCGTTTGAGCGTTCTTTGCTTACCAAGCAAAGACGTAGTGCAGATTCTCCTTATGGTTTTGTCCTAGGAGGTGATTTAACTACCTCCCAGTGGTCAATACTTGCAGCACTAGGTCTCTCACGTAACGTGAGATTTGTGAAAACAAACTAGTGATACCTGCGAGTTTTATCGGCGAGATCCTAAGACCCGGAAATGATTTGGCATCCATTTCCATGATCTCGTTTCACTGCCATAAACTCTGGAGGTCAACACATGTTTGCAGACCCAATTGCAAATGTCACTTACAACAGCGTTGCGCAGACTTTGCCTCGAATCTCAACCAGCGGTTCACGTTCTGTGTACCGCTCGGCCGACGGGTCCTTAATTATTACGGTCTCGCATCAGACGACCAGGGATGGTCGTATCCGATCGATGTACCGTTTGGACCGTAACGTCGACGTGAACGCTGACAACGTCCTTGAGACGGAGTCATGTCACGTTGTCCTGGAGAGGCCCGCGTCGGGTTTCTCCGAGACAGATTCGATCAATTTGGTTACGTGCCTTACAGGCTCGTTAACCGCATCTACCAACGCTGGTATTAAAAAGATTCACGGCATGGAGACTTAATGTCTCTTCCCGCGAACCAGAAAGGAACTTCATGAGCCTTAAATCAATTCTGGCCCAACTTGCATTGGCTGCTACCTCTTCAGCGGTTCAAGCTGTTCTCGAATCTAATCGAGCGCAACTTGTCGTGAATGGGAAGTCGGCCAAGACAC